GAACAAGATCTCGTTGATCTGATCCAGTCCTTTCTGTATATCATCGCGCTCTTTTTCAGGGATCTCAGAGCCTGGCGTCAGGATCGAGAAGTTGCGCCAGGGCGGAATCAGTGTTGCTTGCAGTCTGCTGGCAAACTTCTGAGCGCCAATGACCGCAGTCGAATCAAATATGTCGATGTTTTTCTTCTGACCTGGCGAATACAGGTTGAAGATCTCACGCTGCGGCAGGGCATACTCGTAACATTCCCGGAGGTGAGTGATCCAGGGATCTTTCTTTTGCTTCGCAACGTCGAACCGACGAATCAGTTCCTCAACGTTGCCTAGCTCTTCCGGGATTTTGTATTTCATGGCTTAACCCAATTTCGTTTTGATGCCAGTTTCTTCGCCAGAAATCAGCGCTGCGCGGCCGCGACGACCACGAGCCATTGCCATCTTTTGTGATTGTTCTTTAGCGGACAGACGATCAAGTTCTGTTTCTTGTGCTTTTTCAGCTTTCAGTTGAGCCTCAGTCTTTTCCGGTACTTTCGGCTTTGAGAATATTCCACCCATGATGCTTTCCTCGTAGGCGTTTGAATAGTTGCCAGGGTGTAAAGACGAATGACGCCCTGATCCCGAGCAGCGCTTTGATCTGCTCGACACAGGTGAAGAAGGTCGGCCAGGGCTGGCGTATTTTCCCCACCTTCTGCCAGGCATTGGCGTGGATAATAGCACTATATTCCCCGGCGACAACATCAAAAACATTCAGTGTCTGATGCGGCAAGATCTCGACCTCGGTGTAACCCAGGTGCGGATAGAAGCCAATCCAGTTGAAACCATCCCAGCGCAGTGCGTAGCAGTGACGATAACCAGGCTTGAGTAGCTTGGCCAAACGCCAGGGCATGTCGCCGTGAACGAACACGATAAACCAGTCGATCGGCACCAGGTCCCAATGATCCAGCAGGGATTCTGGTGGCTTGCGTTTCAGCCAGGCCACTAGAACACGGCCCAATCTTGCTGCATGCGTAGCGGTTTTTTGAGGCTTTCGTCTCGCTTGTCACGCCAGGCAACGGCGAAGTAGCGGAATGCGTCAGCGCCATGCGAGCTCCAATCGTGCAGCGGCCGGTCTTTGAACACGCGCTTTTCCTCGTCGTACTCGGTGCGGTAGTACGACAGCGCGCGCAGACCATCGGCGCAGCGTTCTTGGTCGAACCAGCAGCGCGGGATGATGCGCCTGGATGCCTCGATGCCATCGGCCAGCGGGATGTTGGGCGTCACGCGGAAGTTGATCCCCATCTGACGCGCCTGGTCCTTTCTGGTTTTGCCGGTCGTGAGCTCGCGCACCTGGATGTCATGCGGCGCCCAATGATCACCGAACGTGATCGAGTGCCGGTCGCGGAAGTCGTGCAGCCAGTTGACGTAGTGCTGCAGCCCTTCGTTGTGGTTTTCGTAGTAACCGACGACGCGCAGCTCTTGGCCAGCCTGTTGCACCAGCCAGATTGCGGTAGCGTCAGCGATGCCCAGGTCCCAGAACGTGTGAACCGGCAGCGTCGATTCGAGCGGGATGCGGCCAATGCGACCGTCGGCCCTGGCATTCTCGATCTGCTTGGCGTAGTACGCGCCCTGGTGATTGACCAGGCATTCGCCTTCCCAGATATGTTTGTACAGGTCGGTGTCCAGGGATTGCAGGTGCAGCCGTTCTTTCTCCAGCTCATCCGGGAACCAGGGATTGTCTGAGTAATTGACCTTGACGACGTATGATTCCGGCGGCGGATTGAGCACAAAGCGCTGATAGGTGGCGTCGAGCTCGTCCCTGGGGTTGAAGCTTACCCAGATTTCGGACCCGCCTTTGCGGATCGTCGGGATCAACGTGTCCCATGACGTTGACGTGACGCTCTCAGCTTCTTCGACCCAGACTCGATCGATGCCTTCCATCGATTTGATCTTGGTTATGTTGGCCCGCAGCCCTTCGAAGATGAACCTGGACCCATTGCGCGCCAGGATCTGCGTCTTCTGCACGTCGAAGAATGATGTCAGGCCCATGCGATCGATGGTATCAGACAACAGCTGGATGACTGAATCGCCGATCGAGCGTTGGATCTCACGAGCACAAAGCACCCTGGTCTTCTGTTTGTACGCCAGCATGATCAGCAGCTGCGCGATTGCCCAGGACTTGCCTGAGCCACGGCCACCATAGGCGATCTTGTAGCGCCTGGGCTCCAGGAATGGCGCGAAGTCTTCGGTGATTTGGATCTTTAGCGCGCTCACTTGCGAATGATCTCCACGTTGATCAGCGTTGGCATCGGATTGTCCGGATCATTGCTCACCACCTGCTTGTCCAGGCCGAACAGTCTGGCCTTGAGATTGAGCGCTGCGACTGCAGCTGATGGCTGGCCCAATTCCCTGGCTAGAGCGCGATCTTCGTCTGCTTCTTTCGCAATGCTTTCGGCCGTTACCTCGTACTTACGTTCAATCTTTCGCTGTAATTCTTGAATCCTTGTAGCGACCTTGGAGTTGACCATGAGGTCATGCGCAGCCCTGTGAATCGTGTCGATCTTCATAGATTCTGCGTTGTAATTCCGGCGATACGCCTCGGAAGCAGACCCGGTCAGGATGTAATCCTGGGCGAATCCTTCCTGCTTAGGCGTCAGTTTGTGGACCTGCTTTTTTTTCGGTTTCTGCTCGGACATAGTTGCATTCCTGGATAAGTAGATCGATCTCGTGCTGCAGTTCTCTCGAAGTTATTTGCGCCCGAAGGAACGTGAGCTTGCGAGTCATGCAGCTGATTTTCTGCTTGATGCGTTCAAACGGATTCAATTTCCACCTCCACTTTACCGGGTGAAAGTTGTTCGCCGATGATGCCGGCGACCTTGCGAAACCTGGAGTCATCGATTTTCAGTGCGTCGGCGACGCCGTCGAGTCCGGCTTTCATCTGAGCGATCAAGTTATCGATGTCACGCTTGCGGTTTGTTTTTGGGTGAAACGTCAACGTCAGCTGTAGATCTCCGCTGGGTACGGACTGAGACTTCGACTGCAGTTGAACCATTGTTGCGACGTGGCAGTTGCGTCGATAGCTGCGGACCGCGCGCATTTTCACTGCCCAATGTTTGCGGCAGTTTGGATGCGTTTCTTGCGGTGGCCAAGGCAGATCAATCTTCATTCGGTTCTTCTTCTTTCTTCGGTCGGCCTGGTTTCTTTGCAGCAGCCGGTGCTGGCTTGGTCAGTTCTGGCCAGGGTTTGCGCGGTGTGCCGGTTTGCATTTCCAGGCGGTCAATGCGCTCAATGATTTCCTTGAATAGTTCATCAATGTTCATGTCTGTGCTCCCTCAGTTGCAGTGTATGTTCGACGTGTTTTTTCACAATCTCCCGAATTTCGGTCGGCACCCTCGCGTATGCGGCCTCGTGAAGCCGCCTTGGAAGCCCCAGGATCGACGATGCGTACCATCTTGGGGCCTTACCACCTGGCCAACGATTCATCGCCTTACAAGCCGTCTCAGAGCCTCCAAGCCTTTCCTGGCAATCTCAGGGTCAGCAGGCTTTGGAGGTGGTGTTGGCAGGAAGTGCTTGTGCGCTGGATCGTTACCGCCCTGGCACATGCCCACAAACTCAGGCAACGACGGTGGCCACTTGGCGCTGGACTTGGTCAGCTGTTCAATCGCCTGGCCGATCCGATTGACATCGATGCCAGCCAGAGCGCGCGCCCATTCGTCGATCGTGAGCATCATCATTTCCTCGTCGTGCGTCAGCTGCACACCAAAGCTCGGAAACATAGCCTTGAACCTGGCGAGTACGCGAGCCGCTACCTTGCGATCTCTTTCAGCAGGTCCAGGCCGGCTTGTCTGGGTTTGCTGCTGGAGCTTTTCGAGCGCTCGCGCTGGGTCTTCTCCCAGGTGCGCACCGACGCTTGCCAATCCTTCATGCTGTTTCGTCCGACTTTCCATCCGTTCGCCTCGTAGTGATCCATGAATTGCTGCGGGTCGATTCCGTTGTTGCGATCGCTGCAGTAGTCAGCGACCTGCTGCAACGTCGGCTTCTGAAATTTCTTTGTAGATTCCGTAGGAATCTTTTTCTTTACATTGGTTATGGTTCTGGTTCTGGTTGGTTGCTCATCCGTTGAACGTTTGTTCAACCGCCGTTCACCAGATATTTTCCCTGCTTTTGACGCTTGTAAGCGCTTGTTCTGGAAGCGTTTTATTTCTTCGTCTGCTCGCACGTTTGTCCAGCCTAAGTCTTCGTCGAAGTCAAAAAACTCACGCAAGATGGTGTCAACAACGTCAACGTGATCGCGCATGTTGATCAATCGTGCGATGTCTGTTGAACGTCCGTTCAACGGCTGTTCGTGCAGGTAATACTGGTCAAGCAGACGACGGTAAATGATGTCTTCCTCGAAGGTCAGATGCTTGGTGTGGCTGATGTAATCGCCAACGTGAAATGGGTAATAGTTCATGCTCATCCCCGGCTTTCGATTGGGTACAAATCCGAGCGCAGGTCATGCCTCGACACTGCGCCCTGGGTCAATTTCTCCAGGGGCAGAACGTGATGCGCTGCGATCGGTTTGATGTTGTAAGCCCAGATCTTCACCAGGGAAGGATGCACTGAGAGCTCGCCCGCTAGGTCACGCCAGAGCTGGTCAAGCGAAGGTGTTTCGCCAGCTGCTTTCTGCTGCCGGCCGTACTCGATCAACGTCATTCTGGTCTCCGTTTTTGTCAGTTGATTCCCCGGAGGTTATCCTTTCCTGATGCTGGAGTCAAATAACTTTCTTATCCTTTCTGCTGATCAGCAAGAAGCTGTGATCGAGCGCGCTGCCATCATGGAATTCGACGGCGAGCTCACCAGGGACGACGCCGAACGCCTGGCGCTGGCAGGTGTCGAGGCCTGGAAAATTGATCCCGAAAAAAAATTCTGAATTTCTTTGCTTTGGGTGTTGACAGGATAATTCCGTTATCCTATGCTTCGAGTGTCCCTGTTGTTGGGGGCGCCAAAAAGGAGACCATCATGGAAAACTATGAATTCATCGCAGGCCCGATCACTTTTGTCGCCAAGGCGGGTTCGCCTGACCAGGCGCTCCAGAAGGCAATGGACAATCCCCTGGTGAAAGCTGAGATCAACGCAGCGTTCCCTGGGTCCTGGTTCCCATCGCCCAAGTTCAACACCTTCGTCTGGGTCGAAGGCGACTACTTCAACTAGGAGATCGACATGCAGCAGTTTTCACTTTTCGCTGCAGGCCCGAAAGGGCCGAACGTCGAGTCCATCAAGACCTGGATCGACGAGAACAAGATGCAGCTCACCGACTGGTGGAAGTTTTACGCGCCAGACGAAGTGTTCGGGCTCGACATTTTGATCTCAGTCAACCTGGGCATGTTTGATTCAATCGCGGCATCGAAGGCCTACTCGGCCTACGCAAACACCGCCAACATTTAAGGAGACCATCATGGGTTTAAGAGTTTCAATTTATCGCGATTCCGGTAGCGACTACGACTGCACCAATGGCGGCATCAGTTCCAAGTTCACTGAATTGACTTTGGTCAACGTGCCTGGACCTTTCGACCCGACGCCAGACGCGCCAGCTGCAATTTTGGAAGCTGTGGACAAGAGCAGCGCCAGGATCGTGCCAGTCTTCCAGCCAGAAGG